GTTTCACTAAGTAAGAAGTTACGTGATAATCTAACAGACAACCAACTAACAGCAGAAGTTTTGACATATATTTTACTGAATGTTGATTGGTATTCAGTTTCTTCTAGGGAATCAGCAATGAAGAATGCTTCCTTAAACTTATCAAATACTTTCTTACCTTCAGTACCACCAACATCCTCCATCTCATAATCATTCCAATAGAATGTATCAGTCTTGAAGTTCTTGGTGTACTTACGTTTCTGTGCCATGTAAATATCATTTGCATACCATGCAAACAACACTAACTTATCCTTATCACTATCCCACAAAGGATACAATACAGGAACAATGTCACTAGTCCAGTAAGTGTCAGTAATATTCTTAGTCACACTTTTATAAGTGACTGTTTTTTGTATTGCATCTACTTGCAATATTAATTCTGGTGTTGCCATGTTAGATAGATGTTCCCTTGTTTATTTAGAATGCTTTGATAAGGTACTTACACAAATGATATGGTTCAATGAGTGGTATGTTTTCATCTGGGTCAATCGCAGCATCTGGTACAAGTTGTACTTGTGATGTCATTGTGAATGTAGCATCATTACCAGTAGCACCTGTAGTATAAAATCCATCAACAGCACCTTCAACTTCATATGATAATCTATCAATATTTGTTGACATTTTACCACCAGCAGCAATGAATTTTAATTCAGTTGTCTCCTTATATTCATATATGAAATCACATATACCATAATGGTCTGAATCAGATGAATTATCATTTGTTGCACCAGATGGATTCCTGTCCTGTACAATTTTAAATTGCACATTTGGTTTTTGTGCAGCAGATGGTAAATCCATACCATACCAATACCAATTAGTAGGATTACTACCACTACCAGTACCATCATATTGACTATTAATTTCTGCTGATGATGGAATTGGAACTATAACACCTAAGAAATTAGAAAAATTATCACTTCCATCAGTATTATAATATAATTTTAACTCATCACCACCATTTTCAGGCAAGTTACCACCATTTACACCATTACCACGTGCTACTTTAATATTAAAACGTTTTACATTGGTTGTGTCTGCTGCTTTTACAGTAATATATCTTACTAGATCAGTGCCACTTAACTTGACATATCCCCATCCACTATTATATGCTTCAGGTGTACTCAATGGTGACAGAGCAACAGAAGTAATTATTTTAGTAGTTTCATCTACAGTAGCAGTAGCAAATGCACGAGTACCAGCACCATGTTTAATACGAACTACTGGTGCGGATGTATAATTAGATCCTCCACTGTCCAATGTGATAGATGTAACTTTCTCGTTAGATACAACAGCAGTAGCAGCAGCACCATTACCACCACCACCTACAAATTCAACTTCAGGAACCTGTGTAGTTGGTAGTTTAAATCCACCACCAGCACCGTTACCTGCACCAGATGCAAATATATTTGTACTTTCATTTGCACCAACAACAATATCTCCTATTGATGTATTAACCTCACCACCTTCATATCCAGTAATTTCACCAAATCCAACTCTTGCAAATGGTAATTCTCCATTACTTGTACCACCAACTCCAGCAGCAGCAATATTATTAAATGTTATTTGAGCACCCGATGCACCAGGTAATTTATCTTTGTCAATTTTATATTTTACATATCTACCACCACCTCCACCGCCACCGCCAGGTGACCATGCAAGATTGCTTTGTGTATACTCTATAGTTATTGATCCAGCACCACTATTACTTGCAGAAGCATTAACAAAATTAAACCAAGATGGAAGATATGCAGATTTTCCAGCATATCCACCTTCTCCACCATCATGATCACCTACACCACCAGTACCAGATGGATCACCACCTACACCACCTTGTCCACCTCCACCACTAGAGGATATGGAGATACCACCACCTCCACCGCCTCCTCCTCCACCTACGCAACCGAAGTTACCACCAGGTGTTCCACCACCTGTGTAAAGGACATTTGCAGTTTGACCACTATTAGGTTCATATAATGTGGTAGCATTATAACCATTTCTTCCATTATATAAAGTCGTACTGGTTTGAGCACCGCCACCACCGCCACCACCGCCAGAACCAGCGATTATTTGATTGCCAAAAAGAACAACAGACGCACCGCCACCACCACCGCCATCATCAGTAGCACCATCACCACCACGTTTTCCAGCTGAGTTTCCATATCCAGCACCACCAGCACCACCAGTGCCATCACGATTAGCACCACTATAACTACTTCCAGCACCACCTGCCTGTAACTGAAATGAATATGATGTGTTTTGTTCAGGATTGAGCCATTCAAGTATCATTACTGTTCCTTTAGATCCTGCACCGCCAATTGGATTACCACTATTCGGTCCTCGTTGTGAGTCAGCACCCTGTCCACCACGAATAGTAAATGTAATATCAGTAAATTCTGAAGTTGTTGATAAATTTACAGTTCCCAAACTTGTTGAAGTGTATTGTTCTGTTGTGGTTACAGGTGATCCACCAATTTGTGTATGAATACCATCACTACCAGCACCAACTGCAACATTTTCTACTAAACCTATACCACCAGTACCTGCTACGTTAGGATTAGTTGGATTTGTTACTCCAGGAAATACTCCATTTTGTCCAGTACCTGTCTGACCAGCAGTACCATCTTGACTAAGATCAGCAGTGAAGGATCCATCAGTTAATGCACTACCTGAACTTGTAGTAACACCACCAGTACCACCACTTGTATAATTATTTGATTTTCCTCCTCCTTGTCCACCTCCAGCAGTTATATCAAGTAATGTACCACCTGCTACAACTGTCAAGTTTACATCTTCTCCATCATTACCTGCTGCTTCACCACTACTACCTGATCCACCACCACCATGCATCTCCACCTCCATGACAGTCCATGCTGGTGGAAATGAGATAGAGGAAGTACCACTATATGTAACGTCTTGAGTATATGTGATAATATCCTTACCACCAGTTCTGATCTGTCTACCACCAATCACAGAACCTGCATTTGGTGGTGGATTACCAGTAAATGTTCTGAACATAGATGGTGCAGTTTCTGTTACTTCCTCAAACGTACCAGAATCAGAACCACCTGATGCAAAATAAAAATCAGGTGATGTGTATTTAATACTACCAGTTCCTTCAGCACCAGCTCTCCAGTCAAATACATCATATGTTGCTGCTTCTCTTGATGCAAGTGGTGATTTAGACAAACCATGTTTATGTTGGAAATGCAATCCACCTATGGGTTGCCAACCATATAAACGTGCATTTGAATTTGTATAATTTACCAAATATCTATCACCACCTATACTACTACGAAATGTAAAGGTATCGTCAGCTGCTGTACTATAAATGAAATGTGAATGATCAGGTACTCTTTGCAATCTTCTTTCTTGCATTGTAACATGAACTTTTTGACTACCAATTATGCTAGTTGATACGTCATCTGTTATATTAGTATAACCAGTTGTAGTTATAGAACCAAGAGAAAAATATCCTGCTTGAGATCCTTTGTCAAAATACCACGATCCACCTTGCTTTATGACACCATTATTTCCACCAGCACCGAGTGTAAGTAAACCAATACTGGGTGATCCCTGTCCATAAACATTACCATATCCAACAACCTTTCTTGTTTTAAGATCGGGTACTTTAAATGTTCCTAAAGTTCTCGTAGATCCCCAATGATCATATACATTTTCTGGTGAAATTGTTTGTATTTCTCCACCATTACCAAAATTAAGTTCTAATTGAAGACCACTACCACCACCTGCACTAGCAACAGTGAATGAAGGTTCTTGTACATACCCTGCTCCTACATCAGTAAGAGTGATACCTGTAATTACACCATTGACAATAACTAAAGTTGCTGTCATATTAGTACCACCAGGAGGTGGAGGATCAAACGATATTGTAGTACCAGCAGCGTACCCACTACCACCATTAGTAATTTCTATTCCTTGTCTTGGAGAACCACCATAATCATTACCAATAATAGAATATAATGCTGGAAAATCATTAATTTCATACTCAGCACCATCACAATACAAATAGCCAGGATATTGATGTTCTGGATTAGTTTGTGTGTTAGCATTACCAGTGGTAACTGCATAAGCACTTATTGGTGTGTATTGATTATCATAAACATCAGTAGTTGCCTTAAAAGTATTAATAATAGCACCAACAGGACTGTTATCAGATGCTTTATCTGTATAATAGTTTGGTCTAATATTTCTATAGGTTGGTGGTGATGATACTGTCATTGATCAGATCTTAATTAGGTATTCTAAAATAATAAAAGGTTGTACTACATTATCTACAGATCTTGCATCATCAGTAGATAGTTGCAACTTAGTCTCCAATAAATCTGCTGAAATTTCAGTAGAATTTGTTTTTAAAACATATGTATGTTCTTCTTTTTCTATGTCAATTTTATGAAAATGTTCTGTTGGATCATCTCCACCTGAATATAATGGATTAGTTTGAGTAAAGTTATTAGTTGTAGCTGGAGATATATCATTACCTGCCGTTGGTTCCAAATCATTCATTTGAAGTGGCATTGAATCTGACCAAGTAGTATCTTTCCAATCAACTGGAACACCAGAACCACCTGCTACATATGCAGCATTAAAATCTACCTGCTTAGATTGGTAAGTAGGTTGTGTAGTTATTACACAACCTAAGAGAAATCCTCCATTGAATCCTACCTTCAAAGAAAGTTGGGATGTAGAATCAGTTGTTACTGTATATGGGGGATCGGTAATTGGATAATCGTCCCATGCTCTAGTTGCACTTGCAGACGGTGGAGATCCACCAACTACAGGCACTCCAGCACCTTGTGTAGTTACACCATTAGAATATAAATATGCTTCTGGTGGTAATAAACAATAATATTTCCACGAATCTACAATAGATTGGTTACCATTAATACATGCATTACTCCAAGCAAGGGGAGTTATGTTAATATTAGTATAACCAATCCTTCCCTCACCACCATGTGCTTTGGATGTTCTCAAGTTAGATGCAATTGCTTTACATGGTTGTTGAGCATTACCTGGCCATAAATTTGAACTAGGGTCTGAAGTAGCAACAATCCATTTATGTAAAGGAATTGTTGAAGAATTATATAGTCCAACAGGACTTACTGGTGACGGATCTAAAACAGTGGATGGAGAAGATTCATCTACTTCTGCCCTAGATTTTAATCTAGTTCTAGTACCACTATGAAAGTGCATATGTCCATGCATTGCAAATCCATCAACTGCTTCTATTTCAGTTCTTTTACCACCAGATGTACCAACAGTCCATGTTGGTCTTCCCCTCATTGACATTTCAACAGATGGAACAACAAAATTACCAGTGTATGAAACATCAATTACACCATTTGTGGCAGCAATTGCTTGTGCTTCAATACCAATACCAGAACGACTTTTTTCAACATTATTTGCTGTAGTAACTCTAACATTCTGATATACTCCACCACCACCAGCACTACCAGTTGGTTTTGGATATTTAGATCCTAAATCTGGCACTACAAATTGTAGATCACTCACTGATTGCAATGCAACACCAGCAATATCCTTTCTAACAAATTTACCATTAGTTCCTGTGCCACATATAGCAGCAAGTTGGGGGTAGTCAAGAGCATTGTATACAGTACCATCACATCTTAAATAACCTGCTGGTAAATCTCTTTTGGAAGTAGTAGAATTAATATCACCATCAATTTCAACAGGCCATATAATTATTTGACCAGATATATTACCATACTTTCCTCTTTCTTTTGAGTATATTGTTGCCATACTAGTATGCCTTGATAATGTATACTGCTGCCATTGCTGGTTGTGATACAGTTACTGTAATATTTAGTGCATTATCCTCGCTCTGAGGAACAACATTTCCCAATCCAACATTACTTAATGCAAATGATGGGGGTGGTTTTAATGATCCAACAGACATTTGTACATCAACTGTTCCATGATTATGTGATTGAAATGTTGAATCATCAGGATCCATAGAACCAATATTATTAATTGTAGATGGAAATGTTCCTTCCATAAATGTTAAAGTAGTACCACTCGTAGGAACCACATCAAGTGTATCTTCACTCAATTCAATTGTGTAAACATAACTAGCAACATCATTACCTGTTCTAGATATTTTAGTAATATAGGTACCAGGTGCAATACCTTCACCATCTACCACTTTATATGGACGAATTTTATCTTCAATGTAATATGTTTCAGCACCTTCAACTTTTGTAGTTCTAATATCTGTACCTGTTGGTAATACAATTTCGTCTGAGCTAGCACTAAGTTGAACATTACTAACAACAAACTGAGATGATGGATCCTCTGGATTCTCATCAAGACCAGCATATGTAGATCCAGATCCATCACCAAAATAATTTTTGTAATTACTATTAATTTGTGGTCTAGGATGTAATCCTGTCCATGCAGGATGATAATGAACTGGTTTAGTAGTTGTTAAAGGATCATTATCAAATGGTTCATATGTAAATGCAGGTGTGAACTGTCCTATAGATGGTCTATTTACAGTTTGTGTTGCTGCTTTAGGACTAACTCTTGTTGGAGTACCACTATGCCAAGATGGTGCTGGTACTGTTGACCAATAATCTGTATTAGTATCATTTTGAAACAAATGAAATTTACTTGCTAGTGGTAACGTATGTTCATACTGGTCACTACCATAATACGATGTAAAAGTAATACCACCTTGCCAACTTGGTGCTGTTGTATTACCAGTTGAAATTTGACATTCGTTATTTACGGAAACAATAGAAGAAGAACATGTACTATTAGGATGATTATATGATCCACCAATACTAACCATAGCAGTATCAAAAATTTGAGGTCCACCAAATCCAGCAATAGCACTATCAAAAGTATCTGAGTGTTGGTGTGCTGGTGTGTGATTAATATTTAATTTTCTATTGATCGTAGTAATACTAGTAAAAAAGTCTGGATCACTAATTGTTTGTCCAGTAAATCTACCAGCTAATAAAATGTTTGGATCATTGAAAGTAAAATCAATATCAGCAAATGCGTTATATGTTATTGGAGTAGCATCTGGACCAAAATCATTTGCTATGTCATCACCAGTACCATCACCAACTATACTTCCCACTACAGTGAATGCATCAGATTGACCATTTTGATATTTTGGATCATTGAGCATACTATTCTCTAAATCAATCAAAACTTTGTTTCCAATACTAGGGAGTTTAAATTGTCCTGAATAATTAGGAAACACTCCTTGTATATCTCCTCCATAAGTTTTGCCAAGTTCAGATGCAAGCAGAGGGAATTCATCTGCATCTTTTAACCTACCATCACATACAATCCAACCTTTCGGTAAATTGGAGACAGTAAAACCTTCATTGCCATCACCTGCCCACGGAATTATTGTTCCGATACGGGCAGATTTCATTGTTTTAATTGAACTATAAAATTGTGCCATGTTATTCTTAGAGTTCTGTTAACCACCATCCACGTAAATTGGATGGAACTGTAGATGCGTTTGGATCACCAGCAGCATCTGTTGCACCAACATATATTAAACCAAATGATGCGTTTCTTGTTTGAACAACAAGTTCACCACTATCCCAAGCAGTAACTAATTGTCCAGCACCTGCCTGAATCTTAGTACCAGTTGTGTCACCTTGAATAGCGGTTGGTACATTGTTGACTTTAAGTGCTCTTAATACTAGACTTGTATTATATGTTAGATTTCCACTAACTTCAACAAATCTTATCATGTCACCTGTCTCTGCATATTCAGGTAAATACATCACAACAGTATTACCACTACTTGTATTAATCAAGTAGTTGTTATTAGGTTGTAATGGACTTGCCTGTGTTTGACCGATTCCAGTAAGTGACTGCTCAACATATGTATATCTGCGACCACCATTTCTAGTGAAGTAACGAGAAATACCAAATGCATCAATTGAACAATCTTGATAAATCTTGAAGTCTCTTGGTCCTATTGCTGCATTACCAGCACTACCAAGATTATCAACATGAACAATTGCCTCTTGTGAGTTACCACCAGAAGAAACTTGACCCTTGATGTAAAGTTTCGCACCCATGTTAACAGAACCATCAATACCAAATGCTTGGAATTGGGTCTCGTTACTGCATGTGCCATTAGTTTGACAACTTTCGTAGATGACTCTAAGATCACCACCAACCGTTGCTCCACCATTGACATACATTCCCCCTGTGCCAGTTTTTTCATCAAGAACTGAACCATCACCTAGGTGGTCATCATCGTTAGCTACGGCAAAGACTAAAGTTTCGCCGTCAGAACCATACATTCTGAGGTTACTACCAATCATCTCAACATTATCATGAACCTTGAGTTCACCACCACCAAAGTATCTGGTTTGGGTTCCATTTGCAAGGAAGTTACCATTAGCATCAAGTCTAGTTGACTTAGACAATCTTACACCAAATAAGTTGTCAGCGTTGCCATCAATACTATCAGGGTAGAACCACTCAAAATCAGTACCAGTTTTAAACTTAAGGAACTGTATATAATCTAACTTATCAGAAACAATATTAGAATTATGAAGTCTAACTCTAATTTTGTTTGCATTTGCATTAGGTGACTCAACAGCAGTTCTACCAGTTGCACCAATAGGATCAATTAATGATGTTGTTTCAGTAAACTTCTTAAGTTTAACAACAACTGCTCCAGCACCGAAAGATGCAACTGATGTATCTTCCTGACCTCTACCACCATTGGGGTATTGTCCAGCAGGATAAGCAGCATTGTAAATTGTAGGTAATGTTGCATTTCCAGATGCATCAGTTGTTGGATCATCAGTAATAAGAATGATCTCTATATTACTAGTACCATCAATAATAGCAACTAAATCTCCTTTCGTAAATGCATCTACATTTGAAGCAATAGGAATATCAAATGTTGACGTAGTAATAGCACTTGCTAGTGATGTAGTAGGACCATTTGTCTGTTCAGTGAGAGGATCATACATGTATGATGTTACCACTGTCGTGCTATCATGAGCAATAGCAGTGGATCCATAATATTGTCCAATAGCAAATACAGTACCAACTGTGTGACCAATGACTGTATCTCCATTACACATGTCAACAGAGAATACATTAGCCTCAGAATTGCTAAGAGTAAACTTATCATTCAGTGAAGGATCAACAGGTGGATATACTTCAAGAGCACTACCACATAGACCTTTAAGACTTACTGAACCATTGATAATTGTGTTTGTATTTTCACTTCCATTACCAATAGTAACACTACCAGTTATAGAATCAACTTCAAATACTGTCTCTTCAGAAGCAGTGTCACATCCTTTTTTGACGGATAATTTTTTAGAAACTGCATTAATTACAGTTGTTAATTTGAAGATTTCACCTTGATCATCAACACCATCATTAGAAGGTGTACCATCTTCACGTGATATGATTACATAATCATCAACGTCAAGGTTACCACCAAACTGTGATAGATTGATTGTCTTATTACCTGCATTTTGATCTACATCAGATGTAATCCATGTAGAATCAAACTGTACGGTACACTTGAATATATCAGTTGTATCTAAATGTGTTGAAGATATTGTGGTATATGAACCAAATGGTTGTCTACTTACAACAATATAATATGGACTATTACTTGCAACGATTCTTGGAAGAGAAACGATCTTAACAAATTCTGCATGACCTGTGGCAGTTTCAGCACTATCAATCAAGAGAATGTCATTCTCATTGAAATACTGATCACCATTAGGATTAGCAACAGAAATGTTATTATATGGACTATACTTAAGTGGTAAGTAATATTGTCCAGTAGGTAGAGCAGGTAGATTTGCTTGTGGAATTGCTTGACTCCATGTAGAATCACCCCATGCACCACTACCACCAGTATCAATTCTGTTATAATCAGATTTACTTCCAGTTGGTGTTGTTGCAGCAATTCTCAGTACATCAACAATATCTACATTCTTGTTGTAAACATTATTGCCGAGAATTCCATTAGTATGTGCTATAGCAGAAACAGAACCTGCTTGTTGTCTGTCAGCAGTGAATGAGAAGTTATTTAATCCACCACATAAAGTAATGTCACTATTGACTCTTAATGTAGAATCAATAACAGTATTGTTTCTAATTGTAGTAGTACCACCCTGACCAGCAATTGTTAACTGCGATGCGTTAGTAGCAAAATCAACTATAGTTGTTGCACTGTTGTCTCCCAAGAAAGATACTTTCTCAGCAGTAGATCTAATGAATGATGTATCACCAGCACCTCGTCTAGTAATATTAGATCCATTAGTCTTGTCTTTGACTTGACCAAGTAAAATATCACCAGCAATCTTAAACTCTTTGTTATTAATTTGTGTGTAAGAATCTGTCTCTGTGCTTAGGAATGCACCACCAATGGATACCCTAGAGATATGTGCATTTGTACCGTCTCCTTCAGGAGTAGCACCTAGATCAACAAAACTCTTAGCTGATTTGTTGCCAATTTCAAATTCTTGAATGAGTGTTTGCTCATTACCAAATTCAATATTCTTGGCATAACCAGCCATCTTGAATCCATTACTACCACCAATAGATGTTTGATAAGCGTCATGTTGACCTTCAAATCCATTGTTCATTAAGAACTCAAATGTTCCATCAGTAATTGCTGTTCTAATTTCAGCAGTGTTGTTAACTCCAGCACCACCACCATTTACATCAATGTCCTGTTCAAACTCAACATCACCAGCAAATCTACCAGTACCGTTAACGGTAAGTGTTCTGTCTAATTGTGTTGATGCTGTCTGATCATCAGAAACATTAATACCAACACGATTAGTCTTAGCATTTACACGTAAGATAGCAGAAGAATTTGGCAATCCAGGTGTCATTGTACCTACCAAGAATGCATTCTCTAAACCAATAAACGTTCCAGTTCCATATACAATGCTATAACCAGTGATGATACCATTACCATCAACATCTAAGTTTGCTTTTGGTGTAGTTGAATCAGTAACGAATGACGACTGCCATGCTGTGCTACTAACTCCACCAGTTCTTGCAACTGTGTTGATACCAACCTTATAATTTGTTAGTTCTGAAGTCTCTGTTCTAATTGCTTCACCACCAAGTACACCCCATTCTTTCCATGCAGTGTCAGAATATTCCATAGAAGCATTAACTTCAGAGTTCCAAAGAAGTGGACCTGAAACAATACTAGCACCGATAACAATTTTTATATAAGAATTGGTTTCATTATATGTGTTAGGATCAATGTCATGAACACCATTTAATGCTGGTTGACTACAATTCTTGATTCTAATCTTAGTTGCAGATGTAATCTTAGGTGCAAAACTACCATTCTGTTTAGAATTTTTCCAGTTAATCTTAACTAGACTACTACCGTCAAATTCTACATTGAATACTTGATCTGGATTAGATGCAGTTTGATCTCCTAATGTGTAATAAGAGTTAGCATAGATCCAACCGATAGAACCAGATGCACCAACACTATCACCCTTAAGAAGAATATCGCCAGGTATAGGTAGAGCACCATTAGTACCATAACGTACTACCTGTGCTGAATCAAAGTAATCTTTAGCAGTTGCACTCTGTGAAGGAGTTGCATTTGAACCTTCGGTTCCTACAACATGGTTTTGAATCTTATAACCTTGTGCAAATCCATTAGAACCACGTGGGTTGAACTGGAATACAGAAGCAGCAATCATGTTCTTATTAAGAACAATGTCACCATTAGTTACTGAATTACCTTGCTGTGACGATCTATCAAGTGTCTCATCATCACCCACAGGTGTGGCGTTTGGATTTACAGTAGAGAGAACTCTGAATGAAGTTAATCCTAAACCACTAGCAACGTTTACAGTTACTGGTGAGTTGAATGTATTAACTAACTTACCATCATCACCACCATTAACTGTAATATTTTGGTTGAATGTTACAGGGGTGTCAAATGTAGTAACAAGACTATCAATGATATCGTCTGGATCTTCAGAGTCAACTAATGTTGCAGACTCTAGGAATACTTCCTCACCAGTGATAGCATCAATCTTACGGTTACCAATGTATAGGTCACCATTAGAGTTAAGACCAGTGTAGAATACTAAACCACCATCCTGTTTCTTAGACTGTGCATAGAAGTCTTGCTCTACAGTTAGTATGACTTCTTGTCTTGCAGGTAAACCAGTTGAGTAGTTACCTGGACCAAAACCAAGGTATTCAAACGTATGGTTACCAGCACGTGCAATAGATGGTCTACGAAGTTCAACATACAGTCTCTGATCAACAACAACTGTGTTGTCACCAGCGATAGGAATCTTACGATCTTCAGATCCTGATGCAGCATTGCCAGTCTGTGCCTGTATTAAATTGTCACCAGTATAAGTGTTAAGATTAAGTGATGGTGTTTGTAAGAAATCAATAATACCTTCTTTAGTAATTGAATTCTTGAAGTCGTTAACAGTAACCAAACCATGAACGTAGTTATCAGCAGCAGAGTATGTTGCTGGTGGATCAACAAGGTTAGGATCTAACTGTTTGAACCATACTGGATCGTTCTTATAGTTTAATGGATATAGTTTACTGATTGGTTGAGAGAACTTAAAGTTTCTAAAGTTACCTAAGTTACCAGCACCAGTTGGGAATGGTGAAACATTACCACGGATAGCAGTTAGATAGAAGATACCATCTTGCTGTTCAAAGATACGTCTTTGTATCTCTTCCACATCAAAGATATAGAATGTGTCATCAATTTCACCAGAATCATTTACAGATGCAATATAGTATTGATTACCTGCTTGGTCTGTAATAGTATCACCAGCAGTCAATGTATAAACATTAGATGACTTCTCTTTATAGTAGTACTCAGGGTAACCCTTACGGATAAGTTCTTTGAGTTCTAATGATTTACCATCATCAGGATCAGCAAGTTGATCTGCAAATACAACTGCATTAGTTTGTGTCTGTGTAAATCTATTGTCTTCAGTAGAACTATAATCTAATGTTCCTGTAATACCTTTTAGAATCAAATGCCATTCTGTAGTTCCAGGAACATTGAGAGCAGCATGAATATAACCAGTACCCTTATCATTACCATCCCATTCTACTTTTGTATTCTGGAAGTAACCTGTTACAGGGTTGGCAGTATTAGAAATAAATGTGCCTCCTTGAGGTGCAGTTATCTTAACTGTAGTTAATGTTTCATTCTTTAATGCAGGTACTTGAGAATCAATTTCAGGATCAAATACTGTCAATTCAAGTAGTTCATCACCACTTACAGCATCAACAAAATATCTACCAGATTGAATAGTTGCTTGGATCTTAGAATCAGTTCTAATATATGCCTGATATTCTTTACCACCACCAGTTAAATCTTTCTTGTATGGATCATATCTCTTAGATACATCAAGAGCATTTTGATTACCACCAGGATTAGCAAACTGAGCAGATGTCATACCAATGATTTCATTAGCCTGACCACTATCAGTAGTATTGTTAAAGATTGCTTTAGTTACTGCATTACCTGAAGCAGGTTTAAGAACAATTCTTTGTGGAAGAAGTTTTCTTGTTTCATCCTTCCTCATCTTGATCGTAAATCCATTTAGAGGATCACGAACTGATTTAAGGTAGCTAGGAATTACATAACGTAAACGATAGATACGATCATCAGCAGTTCTATCATCCTTCAGACGAGTATACCAAGTATCATTAGTCTTAGTATTACCAGATGCATCGTTATACTCAACATCATGAAGTCTTGCAAGAATCTCTTGTGATGATGCAGGTGCTCCACTAGAATTAGGTTCTACTTGTACGAACCACTTACCTTTATCTGATACTTGTGAGTTGGTGTAACTAGGATCAAAACGCATTGGTGATGTACGCTTGTTAGCAAATACATTAAAACCAATATTAGTAGAAGTAGTAAGATCAATAGAATTTACATCATTGATAGCATCAGCATGTGTTCTATAAATTTTAAATACTTTAGGTGTAATATACCTTGCAAAGAATTCTTTGTCTCCTCTTAGTTTACCAATATCAGTACCACTTTGTACTGTAACAGCAGGGTCATTAGCATCAGTACCACCAACAGTAGGCATGTCTTTACCAATCTCTGCTCTGAAGAATATTGGATGACCTTCAGGTACATTTGCTTTTGGTAAATCAAAGATGTGAGATACATCAGTTTGTATACCATTGCTTACTAATGTACAAGCATATTGATGTAGATCATAACTATCATCAATAGTAAATTGATACAAATCAATTTCTACATCTGGATGGATACCACTTACTTCTTGTGAGTGTAGATAGATACCAGCAGCAGCATTTTCCTTACTGCTTGCAAGCATTAATACATCTTGTTGTAATCCATTAAATGATGTTGTAGCAGAGAAATCTTGTGGATTTGTTTCTCTACCTGGTGCAATTACATAGTATTCTTCGTTAGTTTTAAATCCATTTGGAAGTCTAACATTTCTCTTATCAACTGTTACACCTGACTTAGGACGAGGAACAAGTCTTACTGGTGTTCCTGTCTCTAACTTATGTGGATCAGATTGATTTGCTGGTGCTTTAGATGGATCTGTAAGTGTAAAGATAGTTGCTCTTCTGGATAATGCAGAAGAAGATACAGGTTCGTTTCTAGTAACAGTTCCTAAACCAGACTGTATAATTGTAGCAATATTAGTAAAGTATTGGCGTACAGCAGTTGCTTCGTTAGCACACTCAGGATAACTTGTATCTTGATTAGAAATGTTAGCAGGATCATTATTGAAGAATGCATCAATAACTGGTTTCTTATCTGTGTAGATACCTGTGTCAGCAATTCCACCTGATGTTGGCCATTCAAACCATAGATAAGAATCACTAGTTGTTGAATTAGCATTAACAGACTGACCTAATGTTAATCCAAGAGGAATATCTGTCTTATCAATTGTATCTAAGTATCCAGTAGTATTAATTGTATTGGTAAGAATACTAAACAATGTAGTAATTGTTGAAGCAACTTCCTGACAAGGACCATTAGAGATATTTCTTGATACAGAATCAAGAGAAGATCCATTAGCAACAGTGTTAGTAAGAATAGTAAACAGTGTATCAATGGTAGACTTGATGTTATCACACTTACCACCTGATACTGTTCTAGTTACACTCTTAAGACTCTCAGGAGTTGTAATAGAATTCTTAACTATTGTGTATAATGTATTGATTGTAGATACAACAGCGACACACTTAGTTGAAGACTCAGTACGAGTAATACTATAAAGTGAAGATGGTGTATTGATAGTATTAGTTAAAATACCAACGAGTGTAGTAATAGTTGCCTTTGCATCATCACAATCACCATTAGCAACACCATTTGTAATTGATGTATCTGTTGATTGAGTTAATGATGTATGACCACCAACTGTAACCGCTTCATTAATAATTACTTGTCTAAGAATGTCACGAACTTGATTGAATGCATAGATCGTTTCATTTTCTGATCCAGCAGCATGAGCACCAGCGTTGTATAATAGTGCAGCATCCCATACACGATCATTACCACCGTATGCTAAGTTATGTGCTACAACATCTACTACATCCTTAAGATCATCAAGACAATCAGCAGTAGTGTAACCTTGTGGTGAGATATAGTTAGAATACTGTGCAAGCATCCTTCCTAGAGCAATTTCTGCCACGAAATTTTTATTGGCAATTGCCAAATTGCTTGCATCAATTACCTTATTGTTAACTGGAATTGAAGGATCAGTAGTACCAGTATAGAATGTTTGAGTCTTACCATGTGATCCACTGATAAGAACTTTCTCATTCCTTGCTACCTGAACCATCAACTCCTTAGCATCTTCAAATGCCTTGAGTGTTTGTGGTTCTTCACCAACAACATGAGCACCTGAGACATATAAGTTTGACATGTCCCATGTTCTATCATTACCACCAAACCCTACGTTATGAGCAAGTTCAACAACGAAATCTTTAATGTCATCCTTACAATCTTGTGGGTTACCAGTTGGAGGTGTAAAGTCTGGGAACTCAAAGATCATTCTGTCATATGCTTCATGAGCAATGAGTTGTGCGTTTGCAATCAATAGATTGTATGCATCACCAGATTTATTATCAACAGATGTTGGATTATCCTCAGTGATTGTGGTATCATATACCTGATCAATATGAGATGCTATTCTTAAAATCTTTTGGTTCTTAATAACCTGACCAGCCATCTCCTTAGCATGACGGAAGACTTCATTAGTTTCAGTCTCCTCACCAGCAACGTGAGCACCAGTCTTATACGAATAAGCAGCATCCCATGTCTTATCGTTACCACCGTATGCTACGTTATCTGCGATTGCTTCCAATACATCTACTGTATCATCTACACAATCTTGATCATGATAGTTTCTATTGCCAGCAATAGAGAATACTTTATGTACAGAGTTAGGTTCACTTGATACCCATGCATGAGTATAGTTACCACCACTGACTACAGCACCAGTTGCAGTGCCACCTGTCCATGTATGTGTGTAACGATCTGCTGGAGCTCCAACACCAACGTTAACTGTGATAGTACCATTTTGTCTAGCGATACCACCAGTTGCACATCTCTTGAATGTATGAGCTGCGTTAGGAGTATGCTTGACTGCGTTTGTTATATTAGGTTGTGAAGCAGCCCATGTATGTGTAGACTGTGGTACAAACTCAACAGCATCAGCAAGAGCACTACTCCATGTATGTGTGTATTGATTAGCAGCATTGCTATCAAAACCAACATTAACTGTAATTACACCTGTCTGCTTTCTAATACCATTAGCAACAAAACCAGCAGTATTTGCTGTATGTGTTGATAGATTAGAAGACTTACCAACGTTAACTACAAATGTATTTGCAGTCATAGATCTGATCTGCAACCATCTTCCACTTGGAAGATCAAATCCAGTACGAGGATATGATTTAGCAGAAGCACTAGGATCTAGATCGCATGTGAAACTTAAAGAATTATCTGCTATTTGTATATAATCACCACCAGAAGTTACACCACCAGTTACAACATCTGTGACTGTGTGTACATATTGTCCAAGACCAGTAGCAACACCAACATTGACATCAAATGTACTCTGTTGTGCGTTACTAATAACTAGGTTCTTACCACTTGCAGGGTCAGTTGCTCTTGGATATGCATATGCTTGAGTATCACTATCCTTAGTACATGTAAATGATATTGCACCATCCTTAATTCTGATGTACTCACCATCTGTTAGTCCGTGGTTAGGAATGTTAAGTGTTAGAACACCAGTTGCAGGATCATATGTAGTTAATGCTGAGACTAAAGGTGTAAACTCTTGTGGTCCTGTAAATCCATGACTTGCAACAGTAATTTCTAAATCACCATTGTGAGGATTATATGTTGCATCAGTAGCAGTTTGTTCTGAATATGCTACGTCAGTAATTTCAATAGACTTACCTGCGAATGGGTCAACACCTGGACGAGGATAACTTTCTATCTGATTACCACCGTCTTTATCACATGTAAATCTGATTGAATTATCTTTCAGTACGATGTTAGAACCAGTAGCAAGACCATGCTGTCCAATGTTAAGTTCTAAAGCACCTGTTGCTGCATTGTAAGTACCAGTAGAAGGTTGGAAATACTTATTATCTCCAGCATTACCAACATTAACTGTAATGGTATCAGTTGTTTTTGAAACAACAGAAAGAGATCTGGAAGAAGCATTATCCTTATTAGTACGAGGATATGTCTTGGCAGTATCATTACCATCCATTGTACAAGTAAATGCCAATGAGTTATCTTCAATAACGACACCTTCACCAACATTCAAACCATGACCAGCAATAGTAAGAGTTAACTCTCCACTAGCAGAATCATATGTACCATTGGTAGGTGTAAACTGTTGTGCAGCACCAGCGATTCCAACATTAACTCTAAACTGATTAGTAGTTACATTAGAAACAGTTAAGAACTCACCACTTGCAGGATCACCTTTTCTTGGATAAGAATGCTCTGTAGCATAGTTATCCATTGCACATGTAAATGTTAGTGCATCGTCTGCAAGTCTAACTCTCTGACCATTAGTGAATCCATGAGAGTTAATTGTTATGTCAAGGTTACCAGTTGCAGGATCGTAATCTGCATCAGATGCTGTGTGGAAAGAAGATCCAACCTTAGTAATCTTAATTGCTTTGTCAGCATAAGGATCAACACCAGCACGAGGATATGTTTTAGTTGCAACGAAATTATCCTTAGCACATTTGAATGATAACGAATCATTAGGAATCTTGATGCTTGTTCCTACATTAAGATTGTGAGCACCAATGTCAAGTGTTAAGTCACCTGTATTTGGATTATAATCAGCAGTGCTAACATCATAATTGACAATTAAAGACTTACCAACACTAAGTGTTATACTATCAGCAGTTGTTGTACCAACAGGTAGAACTGTACCACCAGCAGGATCACCAACACGAGGATATGACTTCTCTTCAGAAGCATCCATAGCACAAGTAAATTTAAATGAATTATAGTCAAATCTTACGCTATCTGCTGCTCTCTTAAGATTATTTGTTCCAGAAGATGCTGATACAAATGTATGTACATAGTTACCATCAATAGTATCACCAACATGAACATCAAATGTATTAGTAGTTACATTAGAAATTACCAACCACTTATTACTTACAGGGTCAGTTGCTCTTGGGTAAGCATGTTCACCAGCACCTTGAGTGCATGTAAAGACTAATGATCCATCATCAATCTTAACTCTCTCACCATTACCAAAGTTATGATTAGCAATAGTAAGTGTTAGAACACCAGTAGTAGGTATATAATCTGCATCTGCTACAGTATAAGAATCAGCACCAGTTAAACCATGCTGTGATATGGTAAGAGTTAAATCACCACTAGTAGGATCATATACTGCACCAGTAGGTGTGAACTGTTCTGTAGATGAATGCAGAATCATTCTTTGAACAGCTTCCTGTGCAATCAATTCTTTGTTAGCAAGAATTAAGTTACGAGCATCACCATTCCTATCATTTACTAATTCTGCTGACTCTGATGTAACAGGATCATTAGAAGTAACACTAGACTGTGTTAAACCATGTGTACCATAGATGAATACATTCTCTTTACGCATGACTTGAATAGCCATGTCTTTACAGTAGTTGAATGCTGTAATAGTTTCATCTTTCTTCGCTGCTAGATCTTGTACAGCACCACTATCATAATAGTATGCAGCATCCCATGTATCAGCATTACCACCATAAGCAGTGTTTTCAGAGACTGCAACAATTGCTTTCTCTAAATCATCAATGCACTTTGCTTTACCTGTAGTTGCATTGTAACCAGTAGAAGGTGTATAGTTAGGATAATCAAGAAGCATTCTTTCATATGCTTCAGTAGCAATGAATGTCTTATTAGCAAGAATCAAGTTACGAGCATCACCATTACGATCTGCTACTACTTGCTTAACACTTGTTGTTGCTACTTGACCAAGTTCAACTGTTGTAGCATCAACAATACGCTTAACAAATGTATTGTCAGGAATGACAGGTTGTGCTGGTCTAGTAGCACCAGTCTTAAGATCATTTGTTTGAGTTCCTTGTGCATTCTCAAACTCACTAGGTGCATAGTCAGCAACAGTCATACCTGGTACGATACCACTGCTATCACCAACCTTGATGATAGAATTACCAGCAGTTGTTTCTACACCAGTACGTTTATATGAGTAGTTGCGTAATGCAGCAATTGCTAGATCTCTTGCATAGAAGTAACCTTCTAGTGTTTCATTAAGTTCATTATTAATGTAAGTTAGATTTTCAACACCACCAGATTTTACATAATAGGATTCAGCTGCCTGAATAGTATTAATATTTCCACCAAGTCGTAAGTCTTGAATAGTAGCATCAAGTAAGTAACCAATATCACGGCGACACTTAACAATTTCAATGCTTTGTTTGACAAGTAATGCTGGATACTTTGCAGTAATGTAACCATATGCTTCAAATGCAATAAATTCTTTGTTTGCTTCAATTAAATTAGCAGCATCTTGTGATTTATTATTAACTTGAGCAGCAGAAGGATTTAAAATATCTGGAGCAGCAACAAACTTCTGGAATCCATTAGGTGAAAGTGTTGCATTAAATTCACTATTACCACCTGTAGTTCTTGGTGCTAATTTTACATATAATTTTTCGTCAGACTTTGCACCAATACGATAACCACCTATAGTAGCAGCAGGTCTTTCAGTTGGAATATAAGCATTATCATCACCAAGATATATTTTGGTATGGTTTGCTTGATCGTTAGATGCTTGAACATCAATAGTATAGTAAGACTGTCTCTTAGTATTTCCTATTTCAGCAACAACTTTTGGTGGTATAATAGCATCAATGTATCCACCCTTATCTTGGTTGAATGCAAATCCTTTATGACCAATAGCATGTAATGATGTATTACCGAAGTTACTATTAGAGTTGGTGATAGACATGTCACCACCACTTTCCATTAGGAAGTGATCAGCGAAACCAACAGCGAAGATACTAACACACTGAATGAATGAATCTTCTGAAGCACGAACGTGGAAGTTTCTCCAATCATCTTTGAAGAATGCATCACCCTTAGTGTGGTAAGGTGTTGTAGCAAACGCATCTTTTAATGATGCTTGGTTGAATGTGTTTGTAAACTCATCGTATCTGATGAATGCTCTATCGTCTTTCTGTAGAGATACACCAGTATACTGAGCGATAACCATTGATTTGAAACCAGTGGCTTTCAAACCATTTGCCCAGATACCACAAATACCCCATGTAGATCTGATGGAGCAGTTGAATACGTATGGTGATGCAGATTCAACAGAGTCAACCTCTGCCTTAACTACAGCATTAGAATCTAAACCATTTGATGTAGTGTAAGTTGTGCCACTTATTAAAGATGCACTAGTACCAAGAGCAGCAACAGTTCCTGGTATATTATAGGAGAACTTACGTTGATCAACTAAATCAATCTCAGAAATAGTGAATACACCGTTAAGTTGCTCATCCAGACCGTTGTTTTCAATAGCAACAAACTGGTTCTTGAAGTATCCATGATTAACTTTGGATGTTACTTCAACATTAATAGTTCCTGCTGGTGAGGAATCTGTAAGTTTAATAGTCTCAACAGAACGAATGTCTGAGAGAGGTCCAACAATTCTAGTCTCCTGAATTCTATCACCGAATTCACCTGGATCATCAATTGTTGGTTGATATTGTGAAAATGCTTTAGCGACTTTCTGGTAGTACAGACCTAATTCTTCTTTGTCTGCATACTCAAAAACAGTCAGTTTGTGGTGAGAGAAGTTTGGTACAGCTTTTGCAGTCCAATCACCATTTTGATAATAAACTTTACCAATTCCGTCAGTATTGTCATACAATGGTGACGCAGGCTCTAAATCACCATCTCTGATAGTGAACTGCCAGAAGTAACAACCACCAGTAACATTGAATATAGCAGATCTTGGTTCTAACCTATCAGCAGGATCAGGAACAAACAGTGGATGAACTGATGTTCTACGTAAGTCATAACCAATAATCGAAGAACCACGAGGGATAATAGCACCACCCTCAGTGTTGTTAAACTTATAAAGACAGTTGTTAGGATCACCAATATCTAAATTGGAGTTGTCAATCCATTCATTAAGTGCTTGATCAAACTGGAAAGCATCAATTCCGTCAGCAGTGGCAAGACCTGGTCTGTTATCAACATAGTGTTTACCTGGCATAACCATGACAGTAAACTGGTCAAACCTGTCGTTATCTGGTCCAGGTTGATAAGAGAATCTCGAAATCTCTAGAAATGCTCTCTGAATTGACCTAAACGGTCTAATAGGGGAATTACCTCTATTATTAATTTCATCTGTTGCGTTAAAGTCGTCAGGAGAGACGTACAAATACTTACCAGTCTTCGAACTAATAAGATTATCCAGTCTTGTCAAAGCCATATCTGATCCAGCTTAATATTGTTGGTGCTCAGATTATTTATACAAGTAAAACCTTGATTACGCTTGGGTTCTAAGGAATTCACATCTATGTGATTTTAACCTAGACAAAAAAATAGGAGTGGTGGGATTTGAACCCACACTGTAGAGATTTTAAGTCTCCTGTCTCTGCCGTTGGACTACACTCCCGAACGACTCAAGTAGGACTCGAACCTACGACCGACTGCTTAGAAGGCAGTTGCTCTACTCCAACTGAGCTATTGAGTCAATATAGGACTACCGAGAATTGA